GTCGTCTTCTAATACACGTTCAAGTTGCTTTGCTAATTTTTCGTATGTTCTTTCTTTTTGTACACCACGTAACTTAGATATTTTAATTTTACCTAATGGGCCTTGGCCTTTCATTTGTGGAGGTGCTTCTCCGCCAGTTGGCTCTTCATCATAGTGTGTATCTTGATAACCTTGTGCATCTTGTGTTTTATAACCAATACGGTTAAGTTGCTTCATAAGATACTTCATTTCTTTTTGCCCAGCATAAGGAGCAATAACTACATCAGGCTCATCATAGTTTGCACCCTTTGGAACTGTTTTTAAGTTTGCTAAGTTTGTGCCTACTTTATAATGATCGTATGCTGTGTCTGATTTTGTAATGAATGTATTTTTAGGATTTGGTATTAAAGCGCCTTCTTCTACATCAGCGTCCATATGTTGCTTAATGTTTTTAGCAGTACGTTCAAATTTATGGTCTTTGTGTTTAAACCCTATGCCACCTGCGGCTTCCCAAGCACTAACATTAACACCGTAGTCGTCAATTAATATGTTTGGAGTACCATCTTGTTGTTTTGCATATTGTGGTTTATTATGTGTAATAATAATTTCTTTAGGTGGAAAAAACGCTAGGTTCTTTTTAATCCATTCTTTTTTGTGAGGTACACTATTTTCATCACCTGGTAACGGTGAACTACAAATACTATACGAACCTTTTACTTGTTTAATTAATTTTAACAAGCCTTTAGCATTATCTGTTAATGGTAAGTTAAGCCAAAAGTCATCTGTGTTTTTAATTTTTTCTAGTGCTTGTTCTACATCTTTAATATCACGGAAACTGTCTACACCCATTAGTTTAGCCCAGTCGCCAAAGAAGTCTGCAAGTACACCGTCCATGTCTACATATATTTCTGTAGCACTTGCAATTTCACCTAGTGCTTCTGCAAAGTCTGTTGACTCTGTTACCATGCCTAAGTTAAACAATACGTTTGTACTTTTGCCTTTTACTTTTTTGCTTAGTGTAGGCGGACGTCCGTCTTTGTCTACTGTGTTACCAAACTTAGCCGCTTGTATTTTAATTTCGTCAGGACCTACGTCAACAGTAGTGTTAACACCTTTTACAATTCTTCCGTCTTCATATAGTTGACGTAATCTCATTTTGTGCGTCCTCTAAATTGCGTTGCACCTGTCATATAAGGTTTTGAAAACCATAACTTGAACCAGTCTTTATCACCAGGTTTTAATCCTAGTTCTTTTTCTTTTTTCTTTAGGACTGCGGCAGTTTCGCTAGGATTTTCATCTATTTGGTATTCTGTGTAACCTTTAAATTCACCTACGCCTGCTAGTCGCTTAATGTCCTGTAGTTCGTCCATTATTTTATTGCACCTGATTTAAATGCATTAGGATCGCCTTTTGCAGACATTTCTCTACGTTTCTTAATTCTATCTGCAACAGTATCTTCTTCTGGTGGACGCTTCTTTACTTTTATAGTTGCACGTTTTGGACTCTTAGTAGCAAATCCTAGTATTTCGTTTGCAGGAACTTCGTCCTTAACACCCATACCTTTACGTACAGCATCATACATTTTTTGTGCTAGATCTGGTTTAGGTACACCTTGTGCAAATGCTTCTAAGTTGCCTTCAGCGGCCGCTTGACGCATTTTACTTGCGCTCATACCTTCTGCACCATCTGCATCTGGATCACGTTCGCCTGCATTAACAACAGTAATACTATCAAAGTTATATTCTTTGCCGTTGTAGTCATTAAACAGTTTATCAAAACTTGCTACACGATCTGAACCTGCTACATAGATAACATCTGTGTAACCTAGTTTTTCTAACATCTGTAACATTTGTATTGGTGTACGTACTGTAGGATGTCCTACATTAACACCGGGAAAAAACTTTTTAGCAAAGTCTAATTTTATATCAAACGGTAATGGATTGTCTTTTGGTTTTTGTGTTTGGCTTAAAAATATATAATGATCGCCTTGCTGTTTCATAACAGCCTTTACAAGTTTTTCGTGACCAATAGTTGGCGGATTCATTCTTCCAAATGCCGCTACTGCTACTTTCTTAGGTGCTTCGAATAACTCTCTTAGGAACATTTATAGATACCCTTTTTGATATTAGGCATTTCTTCTTGTTCTATTTTATTACAACATGCGTCTATGTCTTCGCTTGTAAAAACATCCTCAGGACGTTTGTTAGGTAGATACTTTTTACAGTAACTTTTTATACCTTTATCAACTAAAGGGCGCATCATAACTTTAGGATCTATTGAATCACCACGTTCTAATTTATCACTAACATCTGCCATTGCTGGGAAAAATGTTTTACGATAGAACATAGGATCGTTACGCATATAGATAGATACATCGTCTGCTACATCAAATGGTATTTTATCTTTTTGTAATTCTAGTTCAAATAGTTTCATACTACCACTTCCTGCAAGACCAATAACGTGCCTTAGTACGTGGACCTGGGTTATCACAGTTGTGTCTTGCTCTGAATGAACGTCTACGTGCAGGGTTAGATTTTTTAATCTTCATTGCTTTACCCTTAACACTTGATCCGCCATGTCCAAAGTTTACTTTTTTAACATTACCTGTCTTTGGATCTTTGACGTATACTTTAAATTTCTTAACATCACCTTGCATAGGCTTGCCAAGTTTAACTTTACGGCCTTGGTATTCTGCTTCGTCTATCGGGTCATCATCTTCATTGTACCACATAACACCGTACTGTTCATAAAATTCATCGTCGTCTTCGTATGTTTCTTCGTCTTCATCAATAGCGCCGTCTGCTGATATTTCAATATCAAAATCTTCGTAGCCTTGTTCAAAAACAAAGTTTGCTAATTTGTTTGCAAATTCGTCTGCTTGCTCTTCGCTTAATGCTGTAGGTAATGGCATTTCAAATATACTAGCACCTTGCTCTGATTCATAAATTGCACTTCCTGGAAATACTGACTCATTTAAACTTTCGTTTAAATTATCTTGTTTCTCCATCACTACTCTAATAAAATGTTCCATTGTTCCGCCTTAATGATTTAATTGCACACTGTTAACAGTGCCGTCTGTCCAATTACTAATATTCGCTCTAACCCATACATAGTTTCCTGTAAAGTTAGTAAGGTTACTTTTAGTTGTACCTTGGTTATTTACTACTGGGTATGCTTGTGTATACACAGTGAACCAATCAGCGTCTGTAGGGTCAACAGCAAGTGTTGCTTGGACATTTATAGTACCAATAAAACCTGTTAAGTTATATTGTACCGTATGAAAACCGTCACTACGTCCATAGTAACCGTCACCTTTGTACTTACTGCCAGTGACAGTTTGAACTGTGCTATCACCGTCGTGTGTATTATTTGATAATATTGTTATACTGTTTGCCATATAACTATTTATCAATATCGGACTTGACTACTAATTTATCCACACGCCTAACATTAGATAGCATTAAACTGCATAATTGCAATGTTTTTTCGTCTCTAGCATAAAAATACATATCGTTTACATACCCATTGTAGGTTAATTGTTCTAATAGTACAGGACCTACTTTAACTTGTCTAGTATTATTTTTAGCCCAATTAGCAAAGCCGGAAGTGTCGCCTACGTTAACTCCAAACGTTACTTTATATTCGTATCCGTTGCTACTGTCAACAATAATAGTATTTGAATCAAGTGTTGGAATATGACTTGGATTTGGTTCCCAAAGTTCTAATAGGTTGTCTTTATTAATAGCACTTTTTAAAGTGTGTATCCATTCGTGGTTATTAGAGTATACACTAATATTAATGTTTTGAATTCGTAAAGTATAGTCGTCTCTTGCTCTAACTAAGAACTTATATAGTTTACGAGCATCTAAGAAACTTAATTCACTTACAGAAAGTACACGAGCAAAGCTCTTTAAAACTAAAGGCTGACCTGACTCGTATTGTTGTTGGAGTGTATCAAGAACCTCTCTAGCATGAGAAAGGTTCTTGTCTCTGAATATACTACCTATACTATTGTTAATAGCAAGTTTGTAAAGATACTTGCCCCAAAATAACTTAGTTGTCTCTAATTTCTTCAACGACTTGACCTTCAGACTCTAGAACAAATGCGCCGTCCTTAAAGTCAACAGTTACCTTGCCGCCATCTTTTAAACTACCAAATAATAGTTCTCTTGACAGTGGACGTTTGATCTCTTTATCGATAACTCGTTGTAAAGGTCTTGCACCCATCTTACTATCAAAGCCTTTTTCAACTAATTGATCTAATGCTTCATCAGTAATAATAATATCTACTTGCTTATCCTTAACCATATTTTTAAGTTCAACAAGGAACTTGCCAACAATCTTCATCATTATCTCTTTGCCTAATTTAGCAAATGTAATTGTTGCATCAAGTCTGTTTCTAAATTCTGGTGCAAAGAATTTTTTAAGTTCTTTATCTTCGTATCCTGCGCCATCAAAGTCTTCGTCAAATCCAATAGTATTTTTCTCTGCTTCTTTAGCACCTAAGTTAGTAGTAAGAATTAGAATACAATTACGTGCATCTGCTTCTCTACCATTAGAGCCTGTAACTTTACCATTGTCCATAACTTGTAATAAAATCTGTGATACGTCTGGATGTGCTTTTTCAATCTCATCTAGTAGTAATACACAATTAGGATTCTCTTGAATTTTCTCAATAAGTAACCCACCTTTTTCTTCGTGTCCTACATATCCTGGAGGTGAACCTAACAGTTTAGCAACAGCATGTTTCTCTTGATACTCTGACATATCAAAACGTACTAGTCCTACACCAAGTGCCGATGCAAGTTGTTTTGCTGTTTCTGTTTTACCTGTACCTGTTGGACCCATAAACACAAACGAACCTACTGGCTTGTCTTCCGGTTTAAGTCCTGCTTGTGCAACTAAAATTTTATCAACAATACTTTCAATTGCTTCGTCTTGTCCGTATACTTGACTCTTAAGATTCTTTTCTAAGTTAGCAAGATTTTCTGTTTCACGTTCTGCTACTTGCTCTTCAGGCAAGTTTAACATTTTACTAAGTTCAAATTGTACACTACTTTCATCAACAATTTGTTGCTCAGGTGGTATTTCTTTTAGTTTAAATCTTGCACATGCAACATCTAACAAGTCAATTGCTTTATCAGGTAGTTTCTTGTCTGCTTGATATTTCACACTTAGTTTTACAGCCGCTTCAATAGCATCATCAGTAATTACAGTTTTGTGAAAATCTTCGTAGTACTTTTTAATACCATGTAAGATATCTTTTGTTACTTCTGAAGTTGGCTCATCAACTGTTACACGTTGGAATCGACGCATCAATGCACGATCCTTTTCAAAGTACTTGCGGTATTCATCCCAAGTAGTTGACGCAACAACTTTAATGTTACCTTTACTTAGTGCTGGCTTTAGCATATTAGCAAGGTCATTTGCACTGTTGCCGCCACCTGCGCCTGCACCACTTATCATGTGTGCTTCGTCAATAAACATAATTGTTTTGCCTTTGCCTTTTAAACCTGCTAGTACAAGTTTAAAACGTTCTTCAAAGTCACCTCTATATTTTGAACCTGCTAGTAGCGATCCAATATCAAGGTTATAAACATTGTATTCTTTTAAAAACTCTGGAACTTGATCGTTAACAATTTTCCATGCTAGACCTTCTGCAATAGCAGTTTTACCAACACCTGGATCACCAACTAGTAGTACGTTGTTCTTTTGTCTACGTCCTAATGAAAGAGCAATGCTTTCAATTTCTTCAGCTCTGCCAATTACAGGATCAATTTTGTTTTGCTTAACTTCATCATTTAAGTTTGTTGTAAATGCTCGAAGTGCTTTTTGTCCTTGACCTGTTTCTGCTATGTCATCTTCTGTAGTTGTTATTTCTGTACTTACATATTCAGCAAATGCTTCTTTAGTAATACCTGCTTCTTCTAAGTAGTAAACTGCCATTGATTTCTTTTCTGCAAGTGTACTAACAAGTACATCAGTAAGATCAATTTCAGGACGGCCTTGAAACAACACTTGTGTAAATGCTCTGTTAAGAACACGTTCTACTGTTTGTGTTTTCTTTGGCTTGTATTTTGTTTCTTCTATTTTAATATCATCTAACTTAGTAGTAAGGTAATGTTCTAAATTCTTTTTAAGATAGTCTACGTCTGAGCCAAAGCCCTTCACTACGTTATAAAAATTCTCCTCACAGAGCATTGCAAACACTAGGTGTTCTAGTGTTACATACTCGTGTTGTAACTTCTTAGCATCTTTAATGCTTTTCTCAAAAACCAACTGTAATGAATTACTCGGTTCAACCATGCTGTATTTTCCTCTTTTTAAGTTCTTTTAAACGTTTCTTTTTTGCTCGATCTAATTTTAGTCTACTAATGCGATCAGTAAATTCAATACCTTGTAAGTGATCGAACTCATGTAAAAAACATCTAGCATCTATGTCGTATAATTCTATTATACGTTCTTTTGCATCAATGTCAAGAAACTTGGCAACCAAACCTCTTGGTCTTTTTATAGTAAGAAATAAGTCTGGATGACTTAAACAGCCTTCTGGTAAGTCTTCATAGTTTACCGTTGCACTTTCAACAGTAGGGTTTATAATAACCAATGGACTATTATCTTCTAATAGGTGTGGTTTCATTACAAATATTTTAGCATCTAATCCTACTTGATTTGCGCTAAGTCCAATACCGCCTTCTTCTTTCATAAGGTCAATCATTTTTTCACTAATTGCTTTTGCATCTAGTTTTTCAAAGTCAAAGTCTACTACGACTTTTTGTAACCATGGGTCAGGTGATTTAATTAAGTGCATCTTTTATCCTCTCCAACTCTTGTACAATACCTTCATTCTCAATATTTGGTATTGCAGGGTTTAGTTTAACAATTATATTACCTCTGTGTCCGTCTTTAACATTAGGTATACCGTAATTAGGAATTGCAAATTTAGCAGTCGGTTGTGTGCCTTTAGGTATCTTTACTGATAAGTCTTTACCATCTAAAGTTTTAAACTTAGCTTCTCCGCCCAATAATAAATCAAATACTGAGCATAGTAAAGTTATTACTAAGTTATTACCTTCACGCTTCCATAATGGATGTTCTACTACACTAATTTTTACAATTAGATCTCCTGCTGGCAAATACGTGTTACTATCATCACCTAGGTCACGAAAGCGTATATTTACGCCATGTGCAACACCTGCTGGTATTTCAATATCAGCTTCTTTAACTCTGCCACTTTGTATCTTATACCTTGTTGCTAATGACTTACCTGATAGTACGTCTTGCAAACTAAGCGTAAGGTTAATCGTTACGTCTCTGTTCTTTCTTTGTCCCGGAGAAAATCCTCTCATAAAGTCTTCAAAAGGATTTTGGTTACTACGGAACCCACCAGTGTCAAATCTAAATTGCGGTGTTGGGTTATCGTACTGTGACCTTTTAGTTGGGTCACTAAGTGTATCATATGCTTCTGATATTTTTTGAAAGTTAGATTCATCACCTCCGCGATCGGGGTGATTTTTCATTGCGAGTTTTCGGTAGGCTTTTTTAATATCTGCTTGAGAGGCAGTTTTTGTAACGCCAAGAGTGTTATAGTGGTCCATACTATTACTTATCGCACAGGCCACTATGCAATATAATTATTGACTTACTTTTTAGCTACTGCTTCTTTGGCATAGAATGCCGCTACAATCGCCGCAACTGATACAAAGTATGTTGGTGCCATTGAGCCCAAAATCTTAGCCGCTTCGTCAATGCCTGCAAACACTGCAACCACAACTGCGAATGGATATAGTAACATACCAAACAATGCAAACCAAGCCATTTGACGCTGTGCATCACGCATAGCATCTCTGTCTTCTAGTTCTTTACGTTTGAACTCCATATACATTTGGTGTTCTTCATCAGAAACTTTTCCGTCTCCGTTTGTATCTGCTGGATGGTGCCCTGACTTTTTAATTTCTTCTTCGCTCATTATCTTTTCCCCTCAAGATGTTTAATACGTTTTTCAAGCTCATCTATTTTAGATGTTATTTTTGGATATTTTACACGCCAAGCATCTGGATCATCTTGTAACCATGTCCAGCCCCAACGTACTGCTAGGTATTCTAATGTAGCATCAAACTTTTGTACTGCCCATGTTGCCATTCTTGTATCTTTAAACCAGAATAAAAATCCAGCGCCAAATACTGATCCAGCTAATGCTGTATAAATCCATAAGCGATTGCTCGCCATTTGTTCAATCATTTCCCACATAGTAACCCTCTGTTAATTAACTATGTGTATTTATATTATAATTGACGCTAATAGTAGCAAAGATGCTATAGTACCTAGGAACACAAGCATTACACCTGCGGCAAATACTATAATAGTTAGTGGAGTAACTTTTACGTCTTCTATACTACCAACGCCAATTACGGTCTTGAGTATAGCTTTAAAAAATGCCATTGTTTACGGCCATTACACCAAACATTAGGCCCATGGCCATAAGTTGTATAATAGTTGGTATGACTACAAACATTACTAATGGATCAAAGTCCATTTTCATCCAGTAGTCAGTTTCGTGCCATTCTTTTACTTCTTGGGGTGTTGCGTCTCTCATTAGTATCTCGTTGATGCAACCATTATAAAAAATGGTAAAGCAATCGGAAATGAAACTAATAACAAGCCTTCTACAATGTTGCAGAATTTGCAAACCCGCTCGTCTTGTTTTAATTTTAAAATCATCTGTGTCATGTGTTTTCTCTTAATGTGTGTATGTGTTTACTCCCAACAAAGACAATACAAAGATCGCCACGAGTGCGCCCATTTCGAGTTTATCTCGAATCGAATCTATGTCAATTCTTGGAGGTTTCATTCAAGTTTTATAATAATAACTTATAAACCTTTATAAGTCAACCATATTTATCTAAATGAATAAAAAAGGTGTTACTTTCGGTAACGGGGATAATTTTTTTGAAATTTATTTGCTTTGCGTTGGAACGATCGTTCTAACAGACGGCCTAGTAGATCACTAAGCCAATCCATCATACTATGTGATCCTGGCGTGATTGTTTTGCTGTACGTACTTCGCCACTTAGTGGACTTGTAAAAGGAACTTCAGCAAGTCCTTTAGTTCCTTCTTTACCAAATAGTAAATCGTAGATGAACCAGGTTATGCCAGATAAAAAAAGTGCGGCAATTAATGCGGCTGAAATAATAATAACGTAGTTTAGCATTATAAGCCTCTACGTGTTAATTCTTTCTTTACTTTAACTTTGTGCTTGGGACGTGAGTTATGATTTTCTAAAAATTCTTGTAACTCAGCTGTTGGTGTACTTTTAATATAAAAGTGTGTTGTAATGTATTTGCCAGAGTTTTTATCTCTTACCTTCTGGCTAGGCCTAAATTTAATTGGCATTTTCCTTTCCTGTTTCTTCTTTTGGTTCATAATATTCACGATACTGTTCAAGTGTTAAACCTTGTTGTATCATGTAAGCACGTATCTGTGCAAAGTTCTTAGATAACAACTCATAGTCATCATCACTTAAACCAAACAGTACAGGGTCTTTGCCTTGCTCTTGCATTTTAGCAAATACTTCTTGTGCGTTTTCGCTAGTAATGATAGTCCATCTAAGTTCTTCTAGTTTAGGTGTGTCAGGATTGGGTAGATTTAAAGGTGCTCTTTCTACTTCAGTAGCAAACACATCTAACTTTTGTACCGTACTACAACTAGTAAGGAACGTAGTTAGGGTTAGCAATGCTAGGACACTCAGAATTGATCTGTGATTTCTTAGTTGCATTAATCTCTTTCTCCGTTAGCGGCGCACCCATTGCAATTTCTACACATCTCATTGCTTTTTTGGTAGCACCATTAATAACACGTTCAACTGAGCTACTACGCTCAACAGCAAGTTTACCTATATCACGTACTTTACCTGCACCGTTGATTTTATTAAAGCGTTCATCTAGTGCTTTAAACTCGTTTGATAAAACTTTGTTTTGTGCTTGTAGTTTTTCGTTAGCGGCTAGTATTGATTTAAAATCATTAGCCTGCTGTGCAATTACAGCCTTCTGTCCATCAATGGACGCTTCTAGTAATATATTATTTGCTTTAGCTGTTTCTAAGTCTGCTTTAACATTTTTGTAATGTAGAAAGCCGCCGCCTGCTGTAGCAAGGGCAACGACTATCATAGCAATTTTAATTGAACTAAACATAATTGTAATTAGCCTAGTAACTCTCCGAGTGTAGCAGGTCCGGCTATTCCGTCTGCTGTTAAGCCTTTACTTGCTTGCCACTCTTTTAATTTGCGTTCTGTACCTGGACCAAAAATTCCATCTGCGCCAATGCCTAATGCTTCTTGCATCATTTGTACACCTTCGCCTCTGCAACCTTTGCGTAGTACTCCAATATCATCGATATCAAAATCATCATCACCTGCATCGTCTGCAAGTGTTACTGGGCTACCAAATACTTCCATTGCTTTTGTATAACGCTTCTGACGTGACTCAAGTCCGATGTTACCACCGTTAATTTTCTTAGTCATTTTTACAACGTCATCTGTGTCTGCAATAGAATTTAAATTATTTGCGTCCCAGAACCAACATGCTGATTCAACAGCACCCTTTTCAGTAGCAACATATTCAGCCGCTTGTTCTGCTGTCATGTCTACTGTTGCGCCAAAACGTGTATAGTTTTCACGTCCTGTTAATTGCTTTAGTCCACGTCCTCTAAATAACCAACCGTCACCTTCGTTAACGTTGCCCATTTTATATTTACGAAACTCGTCTTGATAAACATAGTTAGCAATCATCTCTGGGTTACGTGCATATTCTGCCGCATTACGTTTTGGTGCTGGACCAAAGTATCTGCCAAAGACTGCGTTAAGTGCTTTTTCACTATAGTTTAAATTTTCTTGTAAACTACGGAAGTTGTTAGATTCATGTGCGCACTGACTAATAAAGTGTGCGGCACGTCTTACTGTGTTAATACCATACTTAGGCATAATTGCTACAAGAGCTTCATGCCATCCGTCAACGTTATCGTTCCCTGGAATTAATTGTGCCAGGTGTTCTTTTTGTAGTTCAAACATTTTAGATCCTTTTTAAAACGAGACCCTTATCTTTATTCTCAAAGACAAGTTTGTCTCCATACTTACTTATGTTGTAGTCACCAATATACTTGGTCAAAAAGAGTATTTCAGGATAGCTCTCCATTATGTCGAATTTGCCATCAATGTTATCTTTTATATTTACTACATCACCGAAATCAATAAATTCAAAGAATAACGGATCTGAATATTTCTTTGATATACTTAACTTAGTTTCTTTAAGTTCTACTTCGTCTAAAAAGCTCTTATTAAAGAACTCTTTATAATTACTCATTCTTGCTTCTTCAACTTTAATACCATAGTTGTCTGGGTCATTTGGTATAAGTTCTTCTAATGCTTCTTGTGTTACATCATTTGAACGCCAGTTTTTATAGTATCTAAATTTAAAGTCGTCCATTTCAGCAAGACTCTTAACACCATCTATTAGTTCCATGATGTTATTGTGTACTTCTTTATCTCTAGCAAGTTCAACAAACACTTTATATGTGCCGTCACGTTGTTCGCCTGATGTTGCATCTGCGTCTAGTATAAATCCGTAACCTCTTTCTAAGAAAGCCATTAAGTCATCTGCCGCGGCTTTTTCTTTAAGACTAAAGCTCATTGTTACAATGTCTTTATCTTCACCCATTTTGCTTGCAAAAGAGTCAACTTCAAATGTATGATCTAATGTGTCTCTAAGATCGCCTGCTTTTAATCCCATTATACTGTCGCCTCTACTTCAGGTGCTGGAGCCGCCGCTACTGCCGCGTCTGCTGGTTGTTCTTCTGCTTGTGCTTGTGGTGCCGCATCGTTAGCAGGTTGTTCTGCATATGATTCTGTATCCATTTGTCCTACTATATCTATAATAAGTTTCTTAGGCATTTGAATCTCTACTATCCAAATTGGTTTACGATCAAGTTTACCTTTTTTACTACCAGGACGTATATCATCAGGGTTAGTAATTTTTCTAGGAACTAGTATTGTATCTTTCTTAAAGCGTACTTTACAATCATAATCTAGTAAACGCTTGCCTCCCATAGGATCAGGCATATTTTCCTTTTCCCACATAAAGCCACAGGTTACCCAATGTCTATCAATTTGTGGACCCATAGCAAGTTCGCCATCTTCCCAGTTCTTATAAACGTAAAGATCAAGTTCGTCTAGGACTTTTTCAAAGTCTTTTAATACATTAAATGCTGTATTGCTATCATAGATAGATTCAACATTTTTAATAATATTCATTATATCTTGCATGAGTTTGCTTCCAATATTCTTATATACTTATTTATCCGCATAAGTTAGTTAACATATATTTTTATAATGAGTCTACGGAGGTAAATACTTTTGTAGGAGATATAGCCTACGGGTAAACATTTCCTGCTCCAGTTATCCATATAGGAGGACAATTAATGGGTGCAAAGAGAAAAGCTCGTGATAAACGGGTCGCAAACGGTAACAGCAATGTTATCGAATTCAATACTTTTAACAAGAAAACATCAGTACAACTTATTCCAAGAAATAAACATCAAGAAACATATATCCTAAAATTGCTAGATACGACCAAATCAATAGTTTTTGCTATTGGTCCTGCTGGCACGGGTAAAACTATGTTAGCAGTCCAAACGGCTGTGAAGAAGTTTAAAGAAGGTAATATTGATAAGATCATTGTAACAAGACCAGCAGTATCGGTCGACGAAGATCTGGGGTTTTTACCAGGTACGCTAGAACAAAAAATGGCGCCTTGGACAAGACCTATATTTGATGTGTTAAGAGAATATTTTGATGCAAAACAAATTGAAGGCATGATTGAAGAAGGCATAATTGAGATTGCTCCACTAGCATTTATGCGTGGTAGAACTTTCAAAGACGCATATATTATTGCAGATGAAATGCAAAACGCAACCCCTAACCAGATGAAAATGTTATTAACAAGGCTAGGAGATAACTCAGAGATGGTCGTTACTGGTGACTTAGCTCAAGCAGATCGTAAAGTAGATAACGGTTTGATTGACTTTATTCACCAATTTGAATCACACGGTCAAAACAAGCACCTGGACGTAGTCCGTTTCGAACAAGGAGACATTGAAAGGCATGAGGCTGTAAAAGAAGTTTTATCGGTCTATGGCGACGAATAGAATTTTAGGGGAGGCTTAGGCTTCCCCGGTTTCCAAGACTTTCATTGTATTAATTAAGTTATTAACACCATTCTGTCTACCCATACTTAGCAACGGTGCTAAACCTATATCGGTAAGTGTGTTTATACTGAACGACTGACGTTGTGTGTTAGTTGCTTGATTGTACCAATCACAAATCATACCTGCTAGTCCTTTTACAATAGCACTATCTGCTTGACATGTAAATTGACTGTTAGAATACTTAACCCATAAAGAACTTGTACAACCTTTTATAAGATCGTTACTATTCCTTTCGAATTCTTGTACGCTAGATGCAGTAGTTCCGTATTCCATAATGAACTCGTACTTGTCCATTGCTTCCTCTAGTTCAAAGAGGTCTTCATACAAATTTTGAAATTCGAGCATCGGCTTCCTTAATTGCTGTAAACGCTAGTTCTAATTCTTCTTTGGTAGTATAAGCACCCCAACTAACTCTTAATAGCCCTTTGTTGACGCTTATATTGCGTACTAGAGGCTCTGCACAGAGGTTCCCTCCACGTATCATAATATTTTTAGCATCAAGAAGCATTGTAAAATCTTCTATAGTACCGTGTTGTGGCACCATAGTTATAAGTCCTGTTTGGCTTGCGTAAGGATTGTTTTCGCACAAGTCATTAGCAACTACTGCTAGTGCTTTATCATGTGCAAGTATATCACTTTGATTTCTAATAAGCCAATTTAATAAGTTTGGCAAAGTGAATATTGCTTGTAAGTTCGGTGTACCGCTTTCAAATTTTTGTGCGTTAGTTAGATATGTTTCATGTAGATAACTTACTGCTGATACACTGCCACCGCCTGGATGTACTGGTGCTTTTTCTAACCACTTAGGATCAATCATTAAACAACCAAGTCCTGATGGTCCGTATACTTTATGCCAACTCCATGCTACAAAATCAAAACCTTCGTAGTTATGATGTATTTTCCCCATGCTTTGACATGCGTCTACTATTGTAATTGCATTATATTGTCCTGCAATGAATCTTATTCGTTCTAAATCATTGATAGTACCGGTAACATTACCAACGGCAGTTACAGCAATTATCTTAACTTCAGACTGGTCTTCACGTAGAGTTGCTTCTAAATCAGACAAATCTAACACACCAGACTCAGTTAGTTTTATATAATGACAATGATTGTAGCCTGTTGAGTGAAAGGGTAATGTAAGACTGTGATGAAAGTCACCGCCAACAAATACACTAAAGTCATCTTGTCTCCGTGTTGCTAATTGTATTGCGTCATACAATCCTTGTGTTGCACCACTGTTAAAAACAATTCTATCTTGTGGATCAGTAATACCAAGCCACTCGCCTATTTTTTCTTTTGCTGTATGATACTTCTCGTCTATAAATGCACCCATGCTATGCCCACTACGGTGTGCATTTGCTTTATATGTTAGAAACGTTCCTGTGTCAGTAATTACAGTGTCAAGTGTTTGACTTGTAGCGGCACTGTCCAGATACGTTAGGTCAGGGTGTTCTTTAAAAAACGGAAATCTATTTCTCATACAAACTTTCCTTAAGAATATCTTTATAGTTTGTTATGCCTTTACTATGCAAATAGTATCTATCTTCTTGGCTAAGTGTACCAAGTGCATTACCATGTGCGGCTTTAATGTCGTTATTTAAAACAAACATTTCAGGTCGTGCCTGGATTCTGCTTTTATCAAAAGGCCAACTTCTAATTTGCATATCAGTATCTACACCACTTGCGTCTTTAGCAACATAGCAACTAAGAATACAATCAACACTAGCATTGTTTTCAGCATATATTCTTACATTTATCTTACTTAATGAATCTTTCTCAGGATGTACATTAATACTAACAGGACAATGTCCATGTTCTTGTATAACAGTAATATTATATTCTTCGTGATTTTCTACATCTTGCGGATGTAAATTTAACGATATACCGTTTTCGTTTGTGTATATTTTATTATAAGGTTTGGCCATTTGACAACTCTATTTGTTTAGTTGGGTAACTATCTTGTAAAAGTTGATCGTGTGTTACCAGAAACACAATACCACCGTCATCACATACTGACTTAATTAAATCAGTAACTTGTGAACGACTAGACTGTTCTAATCCACTGTCGGGCTCGTCTAACAATAGTACACGAGGCGTTTTTAATTTTGCCTGTGCTAGTTCATTCTTCTTACGTTCGCCACCACTTGCTCCGTGATTGAAATCTCTTTGTGTCCAATCTTCAGGCAATGATAGTTCTTTAAATACACCTTTTGTTTGACGTATGATTTCAATCTTACGTGCATCAGGTGAATCAAACTTTGCAAATTCACTAAACAAAGACAATGTGTTTACACCGTCTAGTGTTGGCGGTGATTGATGTGCAATAAAGAATCCATTACGTGATCTTTCAAAGCATTCCATGTCTAGTACATCTTCACCGTTAAATTCAATTTCTCCATCAACATCAATATCTGGACGTCCCATAATAGTATGTAATAAGGTACTCTTACCACTTCCATTATGCCCTGTAACTAGAATACATTCGCCAGCATTTGCTTCTAAGTCAATACCATCAAGTATTTCTTTTCCGTTAATGCTTGCTTTTAGGTTTTTAATTTTGAGCATTCAATGCCTCCGCTAATGATTTATCATGGAACATATCTACCATGATATCGCTTCCACCTTGGAATTCTCCATCAATATAAAGTTGAGGAATTGTAGGCCATTCACTATATTCTTTAATATTTTCACGTAGTTCAGCATCTGCTAGTACGTTACGTGTTTCAAAGTCAGCACCTAATACTTCTAGTATTTTTACTGCCTTCATACTAAATCCACACGCCGGAGCGTCTTTAGTACCTTTCATAAACAGAACTACTTTGTGTTCGTTTACTAAATTGTCAATTTCTTGTTTTGTCATCCTATACTCCCTTCCATTTGGACTTCTAATAATTTGTTTGCTTCAGCGGCAAACTCTAATGGTAATGTGTTAAGTACTGAATCACAGAAGCCATTAACAATAGTACTAACTGCTTGTTCAGGATCTAATCCTCTACTCATTAAGTAGTATAACACTTCTTCACTTACTTTACCTGTGCTTGCTTCGTGTTCAATTTGTGCTGTTTCATTAGCAACATCAGTATACGGAATAGTATTACTAATACTATTACCACCAATCATTAAACTATCGCACTGTGTAAAGTTCTTTGCGTTGTCAGCACCAGCACCCATTTTAACTAAGCCACGGTATGTATTTTTACTGTAACCTAATCCAATGCCTTTTGAAACAATAGTGCTTTTGGTATTCTTACCAATGTGCCACATCTTTGTTCCTGTGTCTGCTTGTTGTCTACCTTTGGTTACTGCAACACTGTAGAACTCTCCTACACTGCCGTCACCTTTAAGTATACAACTTGGGTACTTCCAAGTAACTGCACTACCTGTTTCAACTTGTGTCCAAGTAACACGACTGTTGTTACCTCTACACATTGCACGTTTAGTTACAAAATTGTATATACCGCCTTTGCCATTTTCATCGCCTGGGTACCAATTTTGTACTGTGCTGTATTTTATTTCAGCATTTTCTAAAGTAACAAGTTCTACTACTGCGGCATGTAATTGATTTTCATCACGCATTGGTGCAGTACAACCTTCTAAGTAACTTACATAACTATCGTCGTCTGCAATAATAAGTGTGCGTTCAAACTGTCCTGTGTGTTCAGCATTGATTCTAAAGTATGTGCTTAGTTCCATTGGACACGTTGTGCCTTTTGGAATGTACACAAAACTACCATCTGAAAATACTGCACTGTTAAGACAACTAAAGTAATTGTCTTTTTGTGGAACAACACTGCCTAAATACTTTTTAACTAAGTCTGGATAGTCTTTTACTGCTTCACTAATACTACAAAATATTACACCGTCTTCTAAAAGTATATCTTTAAAAGTAGTTGTAACACTTACACTGTCGTATACTGCATCAACAGCAACACCTGCTAGTTTTGCTTGTTCGTCTAATGGAATACCTAGTTTAGCAAAGTCTGCTAAAATTTCTGGATCTACTTCGTCCAAACTGTTTAGTAATTTTTTATGACGACTGTGGTAATACAATTCATCATATTTAATTTTTGGATAATCTACTTCTGCCCAATTAGGTTCTTTCATAGTCTGTAAGGCTGTAAATGCTTTAAGTCGCCATTCTAATAACCACTCAGGCTCGTTGTTCTTATCGCTTATCAATCTAATTGTTTCTTCAGAAAGTCCCTTACCAAGGTATTCTGTCTCTACATTGGAAGACCAACCAGCAGTATACTCTTGTGAAACTTCTTTTTCTTCAATCATTATGTATCACCTTTACTTTAGATTTCTTTAAAAATTCTATACCTACGCTACTTCGATATGCATCTTTATAATATACAGTACTTATACCGCTCTGGTATATTAACTTAGCACATTCGATACAAGGAGCATGAGTACACAGTAATGTGGCATTTTTACCACTTTCGTGTGAACTTGCTAACTTTGCAATAGCATTACTTTCTGCATGTAATACTTCAGGCTTAGATTTAAAGTGTTCATCTTCGCATGTATTATCCCATCCTGTGGGCATACCATTATAACCAATACTAATAATGCGATCATCTTTAACAACAACAGCACCTACTTGTAAACGTTTGGCATGACTTAACTGTGCAAATCTTTCTGCTACGTCCATGTATGCATCTATAAACTTCTGCTTCATCTTTTTAATTGCTCAATCAAGTGTTCGTTTCTAGTATAGATATATTCCCAACTGCGTCCTTTAATAGGAGGTTTACCTAAATCATCATAATACGTGTGTTGAACATAGTACGGCGTTAGCCACATAAGTTTATGTGACCCACTGCGTGTAGGCCACCAAGCAAACTTTTCTTCAACAGTTCTCTGCGGATCAGCTTGCCAGTTTGCTCCCATCATAAACTCTTTGCGATCGGAAACACTTCTGCTATTACTGTTGCACATGCTTTTGCAACATCCATATGTTCTTTTTGTGTACCATTAGCACTGCGTAAATCAATGTAGTGTATCCAACTACGCAATGTACCGTTCATATACAAACGTGTTTTAGTAAGACCTTCTGGCAATACTTTACGTGCTACTTCTTTAGCAATACCATTTTCGATTGCCCAGTCATATGCACGACCACATGTATAAATTACATCTTGTTGTAATTCTTCCCACTTGACTACTAGTTCAGCCATACCATCTTCTGACAAGTCTAATTCAATAGAGTTTTGTCTATTTTTAATATCCTGCATACGTGGTTCACTTGTAATAAACACTTCGCCCATTTCACCTGGCTCTGCATAGCGTTGACTGAATTCTTGAAACGCAAAACTTCTGTGTCGCACAATTTGGTGTGCAATGTCTCTTGTAGTTTCAATTTCAATTACAGCATTTACCATTTCTAACGGTGACCAATGCTGATGTTTGATCAAATACTTAATCAAACGTTCACTTGTTTCTGTATTAATTTGTGCCGCAGGGTTTGATACCTTTGCACAAAATGCAACAAGCTCTTGAAGATCTGTTAAACCTTCTTGTGCAAATTCTGGTGTTGCTTGCGAATAACTTACTAGTTTAGCCATGTTTACTTAAATCCTCTCCATTGCGACCACGGTCTCTATTACCGTCGCCATTAAGCTCTGTTAAATCTTGTTGTTTTATTTTTTGATCTTTGTTGCCAAAGATTTTATCATAGTTGTCTCGATACTTTTCTGTAGGAGTCTTGCTTCTTAGTTCGTCCCCAGTTATATCGTTTCGTGTCGTCATTTTATTTCCTTAAGAGGTATAATACCAAACTCTTCATATTTGTTAGGATATCCATCCCATTTGTCGTGGTCGTCCAAAGGCGCAATTTGTTCAGCAAGTACCGGAGCACCTGAATCAACAACTTTACGGTTTATGTCATCCCACTTCTCTCGTTCTTCACTACGCAATTCAGTATCCTCAAAGATAGCACCAACTGGACATTCTGGAACACAGACTCCACAGTCAATACATTCTTCAGGATTGATTGCGAGAAAGTTTTCTGCCTCATAGAAGCAGTCTACTGGACAGACTGCTACACAGTCTGTATGTTTGCATTTAATGCAGTTGTCTGTTACTAAGTATGTCACTACAACCTCGCTAGTTTAATTAGCACTGCGGCTAAGTTTATCTCCGGATCAACAACAAGTGTATGATCCACCAGTCCTTGTTTAATAATTAGCACTGCTTGATCCTGCTGGGTATCATCTCCGAACAGCGATATGTTATCATACAACCATCGGTAAACTTCTTCCATCTCTTCAGGACGAATAGCGCCACATAGCAATTTACGTGCTTCTTGAATCTTGCCTGCTTTAAACAATTCAACCATGTCAAGTTTCCAATCACTTTCACCTGTATCTCCTTCATTAGGAGCAAGTAGTGATCCGTCTTGCACGTTCATCTGTACCATATTTATGCACTTACGTAAGTCAGGGTATGTTGCTTTTACATAGGTATCGAGCGTATCCAAATCAGGAGTAACACCTTCGGTAATAAGTATTTCAGCGACTCGAGCTGTGAACTCTGTTTGGTCAATTTTAGCAATGTGAAAACCTTGACACCTACTATGCAAAGCGGGAATAACACGATTTGGATAGTTACAAGTAAGAATGAAACGAGAAGTAGTATGATACTCTTCCATAACACCACGCAACGCCGCTTGAGCGTTTGGGCTAAGATAGTCTGCCTCATCTAGTAATACAACCTTAAAGTCCCCAAATGGGATCATCTGTACAAAGTTTACAATTTTATCACGTACATCATCTACTGAGTTTGTTCGCGATGCGTTTATTTCTAAAATGTCTAAGTCATTCAAATCTAATTCATTAAACAATAATTTAGCAAGTGTTGTCTTACCAATACCTGCGTTACCACTAAACAGCAAATGCGGAATAGTTTTTTCTTTAATCCAGTTTTTTACTTGACTGCGTTGTGCTTCATCACGAAATACGTAACCATCTACTGTTTTCGGACGATACTTTTCTACCCATAATTCTTTCATCTGTTTTCCTGTTGTAATCTAAATTGACAATACATATGTCCCCACAAGTATTCGTATATCATATATGCTAGTATAGCACCAAAGATAGGAATTGTAAAGAAGAAATACATAATAAGATATGCGTATACTACTGCCGCCGGATAGTCATACCATCTAATCAAATTATTCGTCTCCGCGTTCTTTGGCTTCTTTCTTCTTTTTACGTCTTGCGTAAAATCCGCCTTTGTAATCAATTTCTTCAGAACGTTGTCCTGCTTCGTAGTAGGTTATCTTTCCGCCGTTTTTTAAATATTCTTGGACGAGTCTATCGTCTGCGGTCTCCTCTTTTGCTACACGTTTCACCTTTGTACTCCTAACTCCTTGTACGCAACCTGGATTGCTTTTGATTGATAATAAGCATCCGCTAGTGCGTTATGCAAATCGTTTTGTATTGCTTTACGTGGATCTTTCTCGCAACATGCAAAAAGTGTTCTAGAATCTCTTATTTGCCAGAAGTTCCACGGAATAGGTTTTCCGCCTTGGCGGAACATGTCTTCCATAATGGTATAGTCAAAACCGTATCCTTGTCCCCAAAACGTATCAACACCAACACTAAACTTACTAATTTGCTTTAAAGCCTCATCTACTGTAACTGCTCCTGTTTGGTCAAACGCTTCTTCACGTATCTCCGGTTTTTGTTTCGCCCACCACTCTATGGTGTCGTCACTTGCACTGCGACCTAACCTATCTTGGTCGTCTATGCTAATTTTAATATAGAATTCTGAGTGCGGTTCGCCGTTAGTTTTTGGATCAAACTTAACACCACCTAGACTTAATACAGTAGCACCTGGCTTTGTATCAATAGTTTCTAAGTCAATTGTTGCGTGAATAGCCATTTTTATTTCCTATTCTCTTGTCCAATGCCTGAAATAATTAACATTACATATAGCAAAGGCCAGCCCCAACCTGTAATGTATCCGCTTAAATGTAGTACTAATAGGGCTACGCCTGTTGCACCGGTAGTACCAATACCGCTTGTTTGCGATGATATTTTCATAGAATCTCCTAACGTTTATACATATTATAACGCATAAACTGTTAGGAGTCAAGTATTATTTTAAGTTTTTAGATAAAATTGGTAAGTTCAGGTGCTTTCCAGCCTTCTGGCTTTAGTACTTTACCATCTTCACGTTTAATAACTTTGCCTGTAGTTGGATCTATTTTAGCAAAGTTTGTGTCCATTACTTCTTTCCATGCACCTTCGGCGTTCATTCCGCCTGCTCGAACTGCACCTATTGTAACAACTAAGATATCAATCAATGCATCTAACTGTTCAATTCTGTCGTTGTCTGCAATAGCATCTTCTAGTTCGCCTACTTCTTCTCGAATTAAATCAAGATACATCTTATAGTTTGCTTCGCTTGGTGCTTGATCGCATGCCGTTGCGAATTTATTAATATCTTCAAATACGTTTGTCATTTGTTTCCTTATGCGTTTATGAAATCTTGTGGATTGATATCTACTGATCCACCGTTGGCTGTTTCGTCGCCAATTTGATGATCGTTTGGTTTTTCGTCTGCCATTGCTAGTATACATTCATCGTCTACCATATGAATTGTAATTTCGCCTTCGTCGTCTGTTTCAACTTTCATACCACGTGTCCAACGTCCATGTTCAATTAGAACCCATTGATTCTTTTCGTACGGATCATTGTTCTCAGGTCCTTTAGAATAAACTCTAGCCCAACGTGGATATATGCCACGCTGTTTACCGTCGTCGCCTGCGATAATAATTCCACCTCTAGTAACTTGTTCACCAAAGTGCATATCAGTTACAAGTACTCGCTTACCGATTGCTCTTAAATTACCTTTTATTGCGTTTACATTAGTTGGCATTGTTTTCCTCTTATTTTGTGTTGTCCCACCAGAGCCATCCGGTGATAATATATTTTGTATCTTCTTTTGCTATTTGTCCACGGTGTATATGTGTAAGTCCCGCAGGCCAAATAACTGTTTTGCCTTTTACTGCTTTTGTAGTTATCTCTTGGTGCATAAACTCAGTACCCCCATCTGGCACATCATTTAAGTAAGTCATATACACTAGAGCTCTATCACATGAAAGTTGTGTACCATCACAATGCCATTTATAAAAACCATCTCCTGGTTCATAGCATTGTATTTGTGGTAACTGTTGCATTGCAAGTTTACCAGCAAACTTTAAAGTTTGATACTTTTCTAAATATTGATCAATAAATCCACACAGTTCTGTGTGATAGTCTGGCCACTTAAACATTTCTGCAGGGCCAAGTTTTTCTGCTTCGTGCATTGGAAAGTCTACACTTTTCTTTGTAGAATGATCAACGGTGTCTGAGTCTCCAACAACACCGTCATTCGTCAAACCTCTTTTATAGCCTTCTTGATAAAGACCTAATAATGCATTGCAAATTGATTTATCGTTGAGCTCGTACTCCTCAATAAAACTGGGTAGCATCTACTCACCTTTTGGTACAAAATTTCCGTTGTCGTCTTCGATCCATTCTTGATCATCGCCAAATTCTTCTGCTTCTTTTGCAGTAGGTTCTGGAGCCTGTTCAACTTTTGCTTGCGCTCTAGTTTGCTTTTTTGCTTTAGGCTTTTCTTCTACAACTTCATCTGCTTGTATAGGTGCTGGTGATCTGCCAGGCATTTCTTCGTGTGCTATAGCATTGTTTGTTTCGTAGTACTCACGCATAAGTTCTTCACGCTTCTTAATGATTTTGCCACCTGGGCCAATTTCATCACCACGTGCATTTACTCTTGCATTACCTACTGCTGGTGTTAATTCGTTACGTGCTTGTAAAAGATCCATATCGACCATTTTACCACGCATGGTTTTATAAGTTTTTCTGCTGTTACCTTTTAGTGCCATTTTATTCTCCTAATGGGGTTATATACGTATTTATCTAAGGAACTCACGCCAATCCAGGTCATATTGGATTGAGTTTATTTTGTGTACTCCTATTATGTACAGTACATATGATGCTACTGAACTACCTCTACCTACACCCCATACAATATCATTCTCACGCATAAAGTCTACAAGATATATCATATAGCGTAATAGATTGTGCATATCACGTTCGCCATATGCTTCCATTTCTTCCCATATACGATCTTGTACGTGTTGTGGGCAGGGTGTTTCTGCTTTGCCTAGTACATATTCATATACATTAATGTCTTTGTATTCATCAGGCATAAACCATTCACTTTGACATACACCGTCAAAAGTTTGTTGATCTACATCTAATGGAATATATTTTTGTAATTTGTTAAGGCCTTGTTCTTCCATTGCCTTATTAAATTGTTCCACGTCATCACTTGGATCGCACAGAACTACATGCACTTTGTCTGCATGTCCTGTATAGATCATATCTACTAGATCCTTGTTAGAGAATCGTGGGATACCGAAAGAGTCTGTTTTCATAAGCATACAGTTAGTTTAACTGATATTAATTAAATTGTCAAGTCCTGATTCACCATTATCTTGGTTTTCTTGTTGACGCTTCTTTTCTGCTACCATACGTGTTTCTAATTCTAGTTTGTACGTATCTAGTAGCATTGATATTTGTTCGTGTACTTGAGGATTGCGAGTTTGGAAAAATCGCTTGTTTAAAACTAAAATTTTATCTTCTATTTCACTGGTAGAGAGATTGTCAGTACTTTCGAACAACGGGTGCATTATGCATATGCGCCTATATAGTCAGCAAAGTATACGCTACCGTTAGTTGTCCAAATTTCAAATATATGTACTTTAGAACTATTTGTTACAGGAGTTGACCAAAAACTTGATTCACTAAATTTAATTGTAACACTAGGGCTCCACGCTATTGTATAAGATGCATCACTTGAAACTTCTAATATAACTTTTTGGTATGGACCAGCATATGCATAGCCAGTAATATCAAATGTAGCAGTGTTTGCAGTTGTGTTACTGCTTGATAATGAAATAGTATGATAGTCACCATCTGCAAAATCAATTTCAGTTCCAGTAGTTATATTCTTTTTAGTTTTAGTAAGTGCTTTTACGTTTGGATTTGCAATAGTAACTGTATTAGTAGACGACTGAACATATGTTACGTCCTCATCTTTTCTAACAATATTAGTTTCTATATCTTCTAATCTTGTTTTAACAGCATTATTGTTTGTATTGATAACAGTAAAGTTATCTCTAAATCCTTGGCTATCGTTGTCTTGCCCTGGTACTGGAAATTCTACATCCAAATCTGTTATGTTAATTGGATTGTTTGCTGGTACGTCTGACATAATCTATATTCTCCTGTTGCAGTATTTATCGTAGTTAGACGTTAAAGTCGTAATTTGCGAATAGTATATACTGATCGTTGCTGTTTCCTCTAGTGCTATCTATGATATATCTATCAACTTCAAAGTTAATTGATTTAAAATCAAATGCACTATTTTTTATATTTAATAAAATTTCATCTGCTGTTCCTGGTTTACAGTAAGTTAATACTACTGCTGGCGTATATCCAAGAGCTTCAATATTGTTTTCTTGTGGTGTACGCATCCATAATGGTAAAAAGTTATTATCTGTTTCACCTACAGCGGCTATTCTATTTCTCATATTAGTTATGTTACTAATATATTTTTGTTGTTGTTTGTCCTCATCTACTTTAATTGCATCACTATCAATCTTAAGTGTATTGGTTATTGGTCTTTGTCTAATAGGACTATTGTCAACTACGCTACTTGTATTGTCAAGTGTTTCGTATTGTATGCTGTTTATTGTTCTATCAATTTTACTTTTTACTTTTAATGTTGATTGAACATTGCCTGAACTATGATCTTGTGGATCTATTACTTCAATGTATACAACTTCGTATACTGGTATTTTAGTTCCAAGTTCATATGCTACTGCTTTTTTAATACTACCAAATTTAAATTGTTTGCGTTTATGATTTTTGGCAGCCGCCGCAACAAACTTGTTCATGTCAACAGTTTCAATTCCTGCATACATTAACATTTTTAAATCAGACTGTGTTCCAAATCCTGTATCGTTTGGTCTGTAAATTTTTGCTGGATCAAAAACAATAGGATCACTAATAAAACTATTATATAAGAATTTTTGTTGCGATCCAAGAAATGCTTTAACTATAATGTTACTGAATACTAAATCATTAGGATCATTAATTACAATAGTAAAGTTTCTTCTAATAGCACTAAATCCATATTGATCTTCAGCTCTTGTTTTAAATGTGTAAGTTTTATCAATACTTGTAGTATTACCGTCAAACAACATATCGTTTGAATCAAATGTAGTTAAACCACTTACTGCAAATCCTGCGTACACTTCCCATTTTGCAGTATCACTTATAAACTCTGCTTGACTAGTGTGTGCAATTAAACATTTATATTTTGTTGAGCCTACTTTAACAATGTCATCACTAACATATGCTCTGTTTGTTTTCCAAAAACTTTTATATCTGTTTTCACCAAACTGTTGTACCTTACCAAATATTTCACCGTCGAGTGCTAAAGATAATCCTGGTGGCAATCTGCCTTCTTCTTTTATATATCTTACGTTTGCGCCTTGAACACTTGTAGTAGCATTTATACTAAATGTACTTGTTAGGTTAGCATTAATAGTTCCTAATGCTTTAGGACTTATCCAATTAAGTGTACTATCTATTTTACCTAATAACTTAACTGTAAATGTTTTGTCTTTTGGTGAAGAGTTTGTATCTTCTTTGCCAGGTATTGTTACAGTAGTTGTAAACGTTTCGTCTACATTTAAACGTGCATCTAATGCTTTTGTAAAAATTAAAACATCAAACAAATAACTTGCGTTATTAATTTCGCTTACTGTATATAATGTACCTTTAAGGTTAAAAGTTTTACCTTTTAGTTTAGCAAGATAAGGACTCTTCTTAATTCTTAGTGTGTACGCACCGCCGGCTTGTTTAACTAAACTTTCGTTTGTTCCACTAGTAGGACCTGATGATGTAAATATTGTTCCAATATTATTATTTGCCGCACCAACAGTTGTATAATCTGTAGTACCATATACACTTACAATTTCATAATTTTTACCTGCCTTCATTTTTGTTGCAGGAGTTCTATTCTGTGGGTATGTTGTTTCGTATACTTCGAAACTTAAATCTTCTGTGTTTGTTGCAGGACCAACATAACGTGTTGCTGTAACTGTAAACTTATACTCTTTAGTAACATTAGGCTGATAAGGAACTATGCCTGCTAGTTCGCCAGTGCCTGTATCTAGTGTCATGCCTGGTGGTATAGAACTTTGACTACCGTCATCGTTTGTATCTTTTAATGCATATGTAATAAATCCTAATGTATTACTAGCATCAATTGTATCAAGATATAATGTTACATAATTATCAGCTCTACGATAACCTAAGTCTGCAGGTGTAAGCCATATAGGTGTTCTTACAAAAGTTGCATCAGCACCAAATAAAGTGTTACCCGATTGCATAATAGTATTGTCTGAACGTAGGAAGTCATCACCTACAACATATATTCTAAACAATCTTTTTTGTATTGTGTCTCCGTCACTTACACTTACACGGAATTGATAGTTTCTATTTAATTTTTTAGGTGACTTAGTAGCAACACTTTTATCATAGAATTCAATGTCATAATAAAAACTGTCGTAACCATTTGCAGGCCTTGTACCAAAATCAAAAGGAAATGCACCATAAGGACTATCATCATAAAATCCTTGCTGTGCCGCTTTGTCTAATGCAAGTACAGGATCTACAACGCCAACAATTCTACCATCTCTAGTAAGTTGTATGCCTGGCGGTAATTCGCCATCGCCACTAGCAATAAAGTATTCTAGTGTTTCGCCTGCTTCTGTATCTGTATCAGTTGCAATTAATTGAAAGTCAATTGGCGCACTATCAAGTATGTAGTATGTTTCATTGTTTCCAATTGGAAGTGAACCTGCTGTAGTTCCCCATATAGGTTGATCAGCACCTTTAACGCTAACATTATATGTTCGGTCTTCGATGTTGCCATCTTTACTTGCTCGTAGAACAAATTTAAAATCTGTTTCTCGTGCTACTTCTAAAGGTGTTCCCTGAAGTGTTCCTTCTTTAATTCTAAGTCCTGGGGGCAAACTTCCGCTTATAATACTAATAGTGCTACCAGTTATTACACCTAAATCAATAGGCAACAGGCCAGCCGATCTATTTTCACCCGTTTTAGCTGGGCGAAGTGTCTGACCTTCTTCTACTTCTCGAAGAGTAATGTTATTTGCTAGTGTCCACAGAGCCATACAAAAAATCCTTTATATAGCATATTTATCGTCTCTTGACTTACAATCCGTCGCCAAGATCTAAACTTACATTTGTGCCGCCACCTGCAATAGCACCAAAGTCTACAACTGCTGTTTGGAACATAAAGTCGTATAAGTTAGTTACTGTAACAGGCGTAATAGATCCAAAGTTCCAACTGTTTGTAGGTTCTTTATAATAGTTAAGATCTCTTATATCAATGTTATGTACATTACCTGTTAAGTCGCCTGCAAAGTTTGCTGTTACTGTTGTTGCGTTTATTAAACCAACGTTACCTAAATTGTATCCGTCGGCGTTAAGGCCTGCCGCAAGTCTTGGTGCTGGGTCATCTTGTAATGATCCTAACGCACTTGAGTCGATAGTAATATTGCTACCATTTACTGTTGTTGAAATAAGTGTTCCACCTTGGACTGTGTAACCATTATTTTCTGTTACTGTTAAACTACCAGTATCGGCAGCCACAATAAATTGTGTAACACCTGCATCAACGTTTACAGTAATTTCATTATCTGTAGATGCTAGTGTTACATTGTTTCCGCCTACTAATGATTTAAATTGTAATTCGGCAACATTTGAACTGGCATATAATCCTTCGCCACTTCCTAAATTAAGAACAGTAGTTGCTTCTGGTGTTCTTAAATCTAGATCGTTAAAGTTAAAAACAACTTTTTCAAATGCCTCTCTTAGATCATCACCTGTGCCGTCATTTGCAACTCCGCCTAGGTTTATAGTTTTTAGTGCCATGTTTGTCTCCGCTTTACTATATTTATTACATACGTCCTACAACTACTTCAATGACACCTTTGCCATCGCTGTCTTTGCTTTCGACTGCTTTACCAATTACTGTACCTAGTTTAGGATCATTATCAACCATTGCATAACCTGGTATTGCACTTGTTACAAGCATGTCACCTTTTTCAACAGTGCCAATAACTTTACAAGGTACACGCCCTGTTAGTGCCAGTTCAACAACTGTATCACCTTTTAGTGCATTGTTCATTAAGTATGCAGGATCTGTTGAAACAACACCTGCAACCTTACGATCACCTTTTGCTGTACAAATTGTAACTTCATTGTCGCCACCAAATACTAATACTGTACCTGGCTCGTATGCTTGATCACCTACATATTTCTCAGCCAAGTCAGCAAAGTTAGCTGAACTTGCTGTACCACTAAAGTTAGTTGCTGTTAGTGTTGAATCACTAGGTCTGTATTTTAAACCATTTCCACCATCTTTATCAATGCTTAGTGATTGTGATGCACCGTTTGAATCTGTAAATGTAATAAAATAGTCACTAGCACTAGAGTTAGTATTAGAAACTGCTATATTTGCACTTGCACCATTTGATACTGCATTAGCAACATCAGTTGTAGTTGCATAGTTATTATTACTAAGATATGTTGATACTCTAGTGTCTGTGTAGTATAAGTTAGTACCTTCTGATAAGTCAGCAGTATCATGGTTTGATAAACTAGATACTTGACCAGTAACGTCTCCAGTAAATGTAGCATCGTCTCCATCAGTTCCTGCTTCAAGTATTTTACTTGTTCCGTCACTTGCGTAAATGTCTGCTGTTAATAATCCAATACTACTTAAATTGCTACTACCAATGTTAATTGTATCTGCGCCAAGTTGACCGTTTAATGTTAAGTTACCGTTACTTGGATTCAGTTTAAAGTTAGCAGTAGTAAATGCCGCATGTCCTGTTCTAGATGTATGAGCTGGGTTACTTGTTACCCATAGTGGATAAACATCTGCATCTGTTGCAGTACCATCTTCCTGCGATGATTGAAGTGTGTCTGCAACACCTGCAGTATCAACACCACCTGTTAATGGACCATTAAACTTACCATAGAACACACTAGCGTTAGCATCTGAGCCAGCTAGTACTGTACCTACATCAACAATTACGTTACCACTACTGTCTTTAATATCACCGTGATGTGTACCATAGTTATCAGTAACATATGCTTTACTCCAAGGAGTACCACTTGTACCAAGAGTCTCTGTATTATTTGCTACTATGTTAGCACTAGATGTTATTGTATCACTAATTACAAGTCTATTAGCAGTTGTACTTACGCCACTTGCTGTAGCAAACACAATATTACTTCTCTCGCCGGAGTTAGTTACTTCAGTAGCATTTGCAGTAATAGTTGATTTTATTTGATCTAGTGTAGTTGATACTGCACCATTACTTTGGAAAGTAATAACACCTAAGTCATCACCACCAGCAACATTGTCAGTTGTTTTTTGGAATTTTAAATTAAATCCTGCCGCACCGTTATCATCAAGTCTAAGTTCTAATACTTCGTCAGTGATAATAGCGTTTGTTGTAATAGTATCTGTAACTGCATTTCCTAATTCAATGTTACCATTAAACGCAACATTACCAGTAACAGTTAAGTCATTATCAATTAGAACATTGTTACTAAATTGAGCA